GAGCGATCTCTTCTGCAAGCTGCTTGCCTGGAGTATCGGAGTCTACACACAGAACGAACTGTCTAAATTTGGACAGGAACTCTTCGAGTTCAGCGATCCACGAGAAGCGCAGACTGTTGCCTTCTTCTTTCTTCGCTGGCGCACCAGCAGGAACGGACACCCAATTCGGATGCCCTGCTTCCGCAACAGATAAAGCATCCATCTCTCCTTCGCAAATGATGAGAGGCCTGGATGTGTCAAATGTCTGGTGCAGACCGAATAACAAACCTCCTGCCCCCTGATCCTGGCTAAAGGCTTTGGTGATTGTACTCCGGTACTTGCTGGAGGCGATCTCGCCATCCATATCGTAGAAGGGGAAGGCAATACAGTCTTGCTCTCCTCCCGTACGGAAGAACTTCCTGGCGCTGTACAGCTTGCCTAGATTCGCAGTCTCCTGCGAGATCCCTCGCTTAGACAAGTACTCCAGATGTGCCGCTTGCAAGCGCACAGGCTCAGCAGGACGCGCCGGAATCTCTTCAGGTACTTGCGCTACCGGGATCGGCGCTGCAAAGTATTCTTCCAAGTCATTTAAATTCAAACAGTCTTCCTCCTCTCGCACGACACCAGATGCGTTGCAGTGATGGCAGTAGTAGACGGGGCCAGCATCTCCATGCGACCACGCTAAGATGCGGATCTTGGAGTTCGCTCCTCGTCTAGTGTGGCTGCACTCCGGGCAAAGAGAACGCCACGACCCACGGCCACTACGCAGGAACTGCGCTGCAAGATCCTCGAATGTTGGCACCTGCCCATCCTACCTTGACGATGCACTTGTGTGCAAATGTAAAAATGTGTATGCTCTACAGAGGATGCCACGGATCACCATTACCACTACGAGCGATCTGCATCGAAGACTAAAGATTAAAGCAGTAGAAAATGAAACGACCATTAGGAGTTTAGTCACGGATGCCATCGAAAACATTCTGGAACAGACACAACCTACCGGACCCAGTAGCAGCGGTGCTGGCCTACGATGGGTACAACAGAGGGAACAGCCACATCAGCGTCACCGGACTGATCCAACCTCCACGGATCAGGATACTTAAGACCCTTGGCACAGAGGAGGACATCATCGACAGGCTTTGGAGTTCTGTCGGGACTGCCTTCCATGCGTTCGCCGAAGAGGCTCTACAACCGTATACCGACGAGTACATCGTCGAAGAGCGGTACTACCATACCATAAACGGGTGGGTAGTCACCGGACAAATCGACATCCTCGTTCCCCTTCCTGACGATACATACTGTATCTACGACTGGAAGGTAACCACGACCTCCAAGATTGAGAAGGGAGTGCCAGCAGAATGGGAGGCACAGCTAAACTCCTATGCCCACATCGTGCGCCAGAATACTGGGCGCAGAGTGAGCCAAGCAAAGATCGTTGCCATCACCAGGGATCACGGTCGCAACCCGTTCAACCCTGAGCAGAAGCCACCGATTCAGATCCTAGACGTGCGTCTATGGGCAGACCAACAACAGGAGGAATACCTTACCCAACGAGTACGAGAACACCAGAAAGCAGAGGAGGCACACGCCTTCGGAGATCCTCTCCCCTACTGCACCGATCAGGAACAGTGGCGCACCCCTGACCGCTTCGCTGTTATGAGTCCCGATGCAACAAGAGCGCATCGCGTATTCGATACGCAAGAAGAAGCGGAACAGAAAGCCGCACAGATTCGAGGCGGATGGGTAGAGATCCGCACCGGAACCGCCAGACGTTGCGAAGGCAACTACTGCGGCGTCAACAAGAACTGCGACCAACGCAGGAAAGAAGTATCAGAAGCACTGATTAATATCGTTCAAGCAAACAAGACCAAACTAAAGAGGAAGAAGTAATGGAAACATTAACTGATAAGGCAATCGAGACAGTACCTGTAGATAAACTACAGGTGATCGCTGCTATCGGCAAGACGATGGCAGGCATTAGCTTTGTACACAAAGCTGGGAAGAACGAGTTCCACGGATACAAGTACGCAACGGAGGGAGATGCTCTCGCTGCACTGCGTCCTCATCTGATCGAGAACGGACTCATCATCATCTCCGATGTCCTGAATGTAGTAGGCCCAGACGAATACGGCAACACCACTGTTAAGGTCAACTACCGGATCATCCACGAGATGGGAGGAGAGATCTCCTGCAACTTCTTCGGATGCGGCAACGACAAGAACAAGAACGGAATCGGAGACAAGGGTCTGTACAAAGCCCTGACCGGAGCCAACAAGTACTTCCTGCTGAAGACCTTCCAGCTTGAAACGGGAGACGATCCCGAACGCGACGAGAACCAGATCGCAGAGTTTACCCCGCAACCGAAAGCCAAGGTTACCCCCAAGGCTAAACCCACTCCTGCCCCCGAAGCAGAGCCAACCGATGTCGATGCTCTGATGGCGCAGATCCAGGACGAGTTGGAACACTGCTCCTCGAAGGAAGAGGCCCGACAAGTATGGGTTCGCTACAACCAACAGATCAATCAAGTCAAACTCCAAGCTCCTAACCGGGAGCAGGAACTGACCCAGATGTTTATCACCGCAGCAAATAAACTCAAGTAAAGGACCAACATGGAAAACAAGTTTTTAGATTCCGGCGCTCTCTTTTTGAACGACCGCAAGCAGAATGAAAAGGCTCCCGACTGGAAGGGCGATGTCGAGTTCAGCACCGATCTCGTCATGCATCTCTACGGGGAATGCCAGAAAGGCAACAGCCCCAAGGTTGCCCTCGCAGGGTGGAACCGTAAGACGAAGACGGGGAAACCCTTTGTCAGCGTCAAAGTCTCCGCTCCCTTCACCCCGAAGGAATCCGCTATCGTCTCTGCCCCGAAGGCCGCTAAGAACCCCTGGGAATAGACGATGCACGATTCCGTACTGGCAATAGATCCCGGCCCCGTCAAGACCGCCTATGCCCTCGTAAGGCGCAAAGACAGGCATCTCTATGCCTTCGGAATCTGCAATAACCAAGAGCTTCTGCAACGCCTAGAGCAACTACTGCCTGCTGATGTGGCAATCGAAATGATTGCCTCCTACGGTATGGCAGTAGGGGCAGAGGTGTTCGAGACGTGCGTGTGGATCGGGAGAATTATGCAGCACCTGGAATCTTGTGGCGCTGACAACGTCTCCCGAATCTTCCGGCGCGAAGTGAAGATCGCTATGTGCGGGTCGATGAAAGCAAAGGACGCAAACGTCCGTCAAGCCATCATCGACTCGTATCAAACTAAACAATCCACCGATGTGACAAAAAAGGGTGGCCCACTCTACAAGGTATCGAAGGACGTGTGGGCTGCTATCGGTGTTGCCCTAACCCAAATCAACAAGGACGAACATGACGATAAGCATGACTGAAGGAATGATTGGATTCATCGCATTGATGGTCATGGGAGTTGGTATAATCCTATGGCTATCCCTGCGACAGTATGGAAGAGCATACGCATGGGGGATAATCGCTGCCCGTGCGAAAGCAAACTATGAAGCCGCTCTTCTGAGAGAGCGGCGGGACAAAGAACTCAAACAACAGATCTTGAAGGAGATTGAACATGAAGAAGGTAACAACACAAGTACGAAAGCAGAAGCTGATTGGCAAGTCTATGAAAACACTCGCCGATCTGGTGCTGTCCAACCAACTCATGCCGGAACACGTTGAACGTGAACTCGTTAGGGTATTCGATCTGGCTACTCGCTACGCAAAGGAAAGCAAAACAAAGAATGAAAATTAAACTGAAGACCTCAAACGCATCTGTTCGCATCCCGATCTACGCACACGGCGCTGACGAAGATGCAGGCATGGACCTCTATGCCGACGAGACGGTATACCTTGTTCCTGGCGAACCGTTGCTGGTAAAGACTGGCCTCTCTATCGAACTTCCTCCAGGCTACGAGGCGCAGATCCGCTCTCGTTCAGGCATGGCACTGAAGCAGGGAGTGATTGTCCTAAATGCTCCTGGCACGATTGACCCCTCCTACCGGGGGGAGATCGGCGTCATCCTTCTGTGGAACGGGTACAAGCAGGTCGGCAATCAATCGTTGATGATCGAGAAGGGAACTCGCATCGCTCAGATGGTAGTGGCACAATACGAAGAGATCGAGTTTGAAACCGCCGAAGCACTATCGTCTACCGACAGAGGAGCAGGAGGCTTCGGTTCGACCGGAGCCTAATGCAGTCTAAGAACTTCTCCAGCAACGAATTGATGTGCAGACATTGCAAAAAGGCGGGGATCACCCCCGCCTTTCTTTCTGTCATGCAAGAGTTTAGAGACTTCCTGGGGAAGCCTCTTACCGTAACCAGCGCATACCGTTGCCCCGATCACCCCATTGAAAAGGCAAAGGGCGCAGCCCCTGGACGACACACTCTAGGGGTAGCAGTAGATTGGTTCTGCCCAGAACTAAACCTACAAGATCTCTACAGAGAAGTAGAGAGGTTTGGAAAGTTCCAAGGGGTAGGAGTTTCTATCCAAGGGAACTTCATACATTGCGACACACGAGACAGGAGAACAAGATGGCAGTATCTAAGAAACGGGACAAGTACCCAGTGGGATGGCAGATGGGAAACCCTGACGCTATCGCAGAAGAACCTGAGGAACGCATCCTCCCCCGCAAAGGACAACCGATCAGGATCATAATCAACGATCCCTTTATGCCGGAAAGCATGACGGCTAAAGGGGAGCATGGAGAAATCGTACAGAAGAGAGATGCTAGCGCAGCGATGTATCGCATCGCTGCAACGATCTCCACCAGTCTCAAGTTCCTCCCCCTAAAGGCAGTTAAACTATCCATCGTCAAAGAGGATACATACGGCATCCAGGACTACAGTGCGTTCCTAGATGTTTGCGTTCGCATCCTCTGGAGGGCTGGAGTAATCGACTGCATGACAGGATCTAGCGTAAAGTCTGTCGAGATGACACACAACAAGACAGACCGGAGAAAGGTCGTCATCCTGGTCACCCCTCTTAAAACCCGAGAAGTTTTGATAGACCAACTCGAAAACGAAGCGGCAACTCTGATTTGAGATCTTTGATCTCAGAAGAAAGCGAGACGATCTCTTCTTGAATAGAGTTGAGTTCGTCTCGTTTCTGTTCTGGAGACATATCTTCAGCCGCAAGAACAGTACGCTTCATGCGGTTCAATGCTTGAACCCGTTTCAGGGTAGGCTGAATAGCCTTGTCGATGTACAGCATAGAGCGAAGCTCATCCTGGCGCTCAGGAGACATCTCCCTCTGCCCTCTGGATACTGCTCTCAGAGTGGCTACTGCCATATTCGCAGCCTCATCCAGCTCGTACAGATCCTCGACAGCCTTGCGTCCATTAGCACTGCGGAATAGCTGACCGATCCCAGGAAGAAGGTACGGTTCGCTAAAGCGAATACGCTCAGGCTTAGGAGCAGCTTTGCCTTCTTCGAGAATCATGCCGATAATATCAGCGGTCATAGCGCCAAGAGATCCCGTATAACCACGAATCAAATGATCCAGCTTTACTGGGGATACACCCATAGCTTGACCTGCCATCTTGTAAACCTCAGAAGTGTATTCGGTGTAACGCTCTTCAGGAAGAAGCCGTTGAAGATAAGCGTTCTCGATAGGCTTCTGAGTGTACATATCAAAGTTGGCAGTATGCTCAAAGTACGGACGAAAAATTTGAGGGATAGGGTTCATGCTTAACGTAGCAAGCAATCCACGAGCCATTGCATCTACTAATTCTGGGCCATCATCCAGGCCCCTATAGTAGGAAACCAATCTCTCAGGGAACATCTTAGTAACAAGGCCAAGCTCCTGAGGGATGGGAAACTTTAAGGCAGTCCCCTCTTTTATTCCAGGAATCCAGTCTATAGGAACAAAGATATTACTATCTCGCTCTTCATCTGTTGCATTCAGCCAAGCCTTAGTGCCTGAGATTAAAACAGCATAAACCCCCGAAAGAGCAGAGACGTAAGCCATTCGGGTATAGACCGCTTTCTTTGAACTTCCTGTCAGTTCAGTAGGGATCATCTTGTCGCCCTTCAGGGTGCGATAAGCAACATCTAAACCCTGGAGCCGAGCATTAAAGAATGGCAGCAAAGCAATCGCTACCTGCGCGCCACGAGATGTGCCACGCCGAGAGAAGTTAATAGTCTCCATCGCGGCGAACAAAGCCTCCGCTTCATCTCCAGTCTTTTCTAATGCATTTTTGTATGCCTGAACACGACTGATCCCTTCAGACTTATCTGCTGCATTCTCAAGTATGTCGTAGAACTTTTTATAGAAAGCTCTCTGCTCAACTCCAATCTTTTCTCGAATTGATTTTGCAGCAGATGCAATGTTTTGAGTTCGAATGCCAGACCCAGCAATACCAGCACCTTGCAGCGAACGGTATTCAGGAGAGTTTTGCAACACAGAAGTAATGCCTTTAACGTATTCGCCAACAGGAGGCGTAAGGTCAGATCCAAAGCCGCCCTGCATCCATACCTGTAAAGTATCTCGAATTGGATTTTTTAGAATAAACGAAGGAGTCGTAGTAACCCCGCGCCGAAGTGCTGTAGTAAACGATCCCATCATCTTCAGCGCATCCTGCACCGGGATAGTAGACTTTGCAACGGCATCGTACACCAGCGGATCATCAACCTGATAGAACTTCTTGACACCGTTCTCTCGAATGCTGATGACATTCGACCCAGGATCTTCCTTGGCGCGACGTTTAGTCTTCTCGTCGATAGGTAGTTCTTTTATATACCCAGTTGTAATGCCATCCCTTACGATTCGTTCACCTGCTACGTTCTTCATAGCAGTGCCGATCATGAAGTAGGTGTTGTAGATGATGTTCTCCATGGCATCGTTGACACGGAGGTTGCGCCCAGACAATGACTTTGCAGCAGCTAGGTTTGTCGCCTTTGTCCCAACCTTCGGCGCGTCTACCTCTCCCGTTTCAACGTCTCCATCCTGAGTCTTGACAGTAGGCAAACGATAGAAAGGAATGTAGTAGGATTGCTTCCACGACTCTGCCATTTTTTTGTCAATGAAACCACTCTTCCTTAAGACATCAATCAAGTTATCGTTGAATGCCTTGAAGCGTTTCATTGCATCGTCGATGACTTTATCGTCCTTAAAAGCATCCCATGTGCGTCTGACATCCTCAATCTTAACTACGCCACCAGGATCTCTGTTTTGTCCTTCCGCAAGATCCAGGTAGCGCCGAGCATATGCTGCCTCAAAGAACTCTTCCAGCTTGTTAGCAAACCCAGATTGAGATGCAGGCATAGCAGCCAACTCTCCAAAGAGTTTGATCGGAGAGTTCTTTTCATTCTCTACAGCACGAAAGATACTTCCGTCATAAGAGAAGCCGCCAAACTCCAAACCTGCCATCGCAATGTCTTGCGCCTTATCGGAGAACAGGAGGGCCTGATAAGCACCGGATGCAGCAGCAAGGTACTTCCTGTCACCCGTTTGCTCGTATGCTTTAATTGCCCATTCCTTTACAGGATCATACCGATCCAAGAACTTCTGCCGGAAAGAGGAACGACGATCAATCGAGAAGAAGTTGTAGATCTTGTCTACCAAGTTCTCTTTAGAGCGAGGAGAGAAAGCCCGGACCAACCCATCAGGAGTAACAGAAGAAGAACTTGAGGCAGAATCCTCATCCTCTGCTAAAGAATACATAATATCTTTAGACGAAGAAGGAGAGCCTTTACCACTATAGGTAATAGCAAACTCAGGTTTAAGTAATGAAGATGAAAAAGGAGTAATTTCTTTCCTTCTTACCGGAGAAAAGTTGATTCTAGATTCTACATCTCTAGACTCAATTTCCCCGGCAAGCCTATTGTACAAATGCCAAGACTCCGGGCTTTTCTTCAATACTCTTTTTATATCTTGGATGTTGGACCCACGAAGAATACTTCTCTGGTCTGATGCCGTTGCGATTTCGTTTTCCAAATCATATCGCCTAGATGATATGTATTTCTTTACTCTGTCATCGTAAGTGTCAGATGGTCCCGCAGAAAAAGGATCTCCACTATCAATTTTTTTGAATGCACCCAAAACTTGCTCTGCCAAGAAACGCTGATATTCGCGGTTACCCGCCTTGTAACCGTATAAATCAAGAACGCCTTTTGCATATGGCAAGAGAGGATTTAATGCAGCATCTGATGACGAGACTCCCAAAGAAGAATCGTAGCTATTAGAGACATCAGATATTTCTTTCTTGAATGAAAGAAGCATAGTCTGGACTGGCGTTAAGAAATCAACACGATCTTCCAAACTGCGTATATCCTCATTAAGCCTTCTCTGCATTGAGGTTGCGGTAAGTTTGATTAGCCTGTCGGGGGCAAACTCAACAGCTACTTCATTGTTGCCACCACTTGCAAACCCCTCTTTGTCCTGAATCCAATGCTGCACTTCGTGCATGAGAGTTGATCTCTGCTGTGCAGCAGACTGGCTTGGGTTAATAACGATAGCACTTGCATCAGGAACAAAAAAACCCATTGCGTCAATATCATTTAGCTTGAAAACCTTGATGTTCATCAGCTCTGGGTAAGCATCAAACAATTCAGGATGATCTAATGCCTCTGCGAGAGTAATACTTCCAAAAGCTGAATAGGGATCTGTTTCGCCTTGTGAGCGCGAGGGCATTTTGAGAAAATCATCGGTCAGTCTTGCTGACTTGTCTTCAATCTCAAACCTCAGCTTCTTGTCGTATGGGCCTTTGAACCAGCCAGTCGCGAGTCTAATTTGCTCAGGGGTCTTGCCTTCGGCTTCCATTTGCGAAGCAGCAGCCTTCCGATATGCCATCGTTGCTGATTTTATTGGGTCTGCCTCGTAAGCATTCTCCCCAAGAAATGCGTACAAAGCCTCTTCTACGGCTTCGTCTTTCTTTTCGGTTGATTTGTTTTTCTGCTGTTTAGTTTTACCTTTAGCAGCTTTAAGTTTTTCGGTAGCTACTGGCTCAGGTGCAGGGCGAACAAACTCAGCAACCTTCCCCGCCGCTGGAATCTTTATCTCTCTTGGCGCAGAGATCTCTTTCCCGGTAATCGTCTGCTCGTAGAAAGGGGTAAAGCGCCTGCCTCCAATCTCTCCAGACTTGACAGCAGCCAGCACATCCTCAGCCGAGGCATACCCCATCTGTGCAGCAGTGCGACCAAACCCAAGAAATGCTTCGACTTTTTTGACGAGGCTCTTCGCTACAGGGTCCAACCGTTTAGGATCTACGTTAGAGAAATCAGCAGCAGCTTTAGCAATTGCTTCTTCCTGCAACAAGCTATTCAAGTCTTTTCGGCTAGCGTAACGATTCCGATAAGCCTTCTCTCTCTCTTCTCCCAAGTACGAGATCTTGAATCGGGTAGTCAGCATCTTCCATTCAGCATCGGAAAACAGATTCAATGCCTTCATGCCATGAATAATTTCATGGTCAAGGGTCTTTATCATGTCCTCTTTAGTGCGAACCTTGCCTTCAGGGGAGTATGCAAGATAGATAACTCGATTCAGGTATTGACCATTTGCTGGCTGAACATTCCCCTTCGCATCAAGCAACGCATTAGAAATGCCGAGAAGAAATAGATCCTCAGCCTTGCGCTTCTTCAGCGCCGCAACAAGATCCGGCGCATACTGCGCTGCAATCTTCTCATCGAACTCAGGTTGCGTTGTCGTAGTTTGTGCAATGTTGAACAACTGTTCCCCAGTAGGCTGAGGCTGAGGAGTGGGTTCAACCATTTCATACAGAGGGCCTTCAGCCTTAGGCTCAACAAAATACTTTGGCGCTCCTTTGCCCTCTACTTCTTTAAGATCTCCACGCTTCCGCAACAACGCCATCATGCTATTAGCAGCAGGGGCAGGGAGATCAAACGTCTCTTTAATATAATTCGTGGTAACAGGAGTGTCAGGGTTAGCCTGCAACACATCCAATACTTGTCTGTATTTAGCTGTAGTGAAGGGCATCCCTTCAAACTGCTTGCGCTCCAGCATTTCTTCTGGAGTTATCTGGAGGCTTCTAATGTCTCCTTCATCAACTAACTTGCCTACAGTCTCCAGTTCTGAGACAGAGGGAGTAGCCGAAGGAAAGAAGCTAGGAGTGCTGAGTTTCTCAAGAGGCTTCCCGTAGATTGCCTGCGCTGCACGTTTCTGCCTTACGCCTACAGGCTCAACGCTAGATCCCTCTACCCCCATTGCGGTACGGATCTCAGCTTCCTCTACAGCGTCTTGATATTCTTTCTGGTTCAGTTGAACCTGAGTATCGACGAGAGCAGACAGTTCAAGTTTCTGGTTATCGTTCAGCTTGCCGAGAGATTTATTTAGCTCCTCCCGAGCCAGATAAGAAGCTATTGGGTAGTTATCCTGAATGTTCTTGTTGGCCGCAGTCAGTTTCTCTTGGCGCTTGTACGTCTCCTCCAGCATGAGATCGACAAACGTAGGGATGTCTTTAGCTTCTACGTCAGCCAAAGACTCAATACCCATCTGAGAGAAGACAGTATCTGCTACCTCAGGGTTTTGATTGACAAACTTAGTAGCGTCTTTCAGATCCTTCTTAGCTTTAATCTCCAAGCCTTTTTCGTAAAAAAGACGAGAAGCCTCGTTGGATCTTTGAGTTTGTTCTTCTAGTTCTTGGAGTTGCTTATCAGCAAAGTCAATATCCTGCTGCGTAGCTCCAGCAGGGAGAGTAATCATTCTCCCGGAAGGAGCCTCGACTTTCTCGTAATTGATTGCAGCCACGGGGAAACCACTGGAAGGAGCCACAACCTGCGTGTATTCTCCACCAGGAGGTAGCTGCTTCTGGAATGTCGCTTCCCTTTCTGCCTGCTGTCTCTGTATGTAATCCCGAGTAGCAGCAGCCCCAGCCTCTTCTCTTTCCCTACGACCTTGCTTTATGTCTTCAATGATTTGATTGATTTGTTCAGGAGTGGCGTCCGATGGGACGGTGATACTCCCTACCTCTGTATCCAACTGACGGACAGGCCCACCGGGAGGGAGTAATCCTCTTATGCCCTCAGGAACTTCTCCTGCTTTGGAAATAGACTCTTCAATCTTCCTTACGCCTTTCTCTTTCGGCGTCTCCCTGTCTACAACACGCTGCTTTCCTGTGACAGGATCAATGAATACCGTAGTCTGTGCCGCAGTCTCTGGCGCGGTAGGAGGAGCCGATAGTTCTCGATTCGCTCTTGCCATTGCCCTTTCATTCGCAGACTTAGCCTGCTTGGCCTGGAAGATCTCTATCCCGCCCTGAATTGCAGTACCACCCAACCCTCCGGCAATCAAAGACTCTTTCAGCCCTTCAGTAATCTGCTGCTCAGGATCGTATGCGTACTTGGTGATTACATTCTGAAGAGTATTCTGCAACCCTTCTACCGGAGACTCTAAGGCTCCAGCCTGGAGCGCAGACTTTACCCTGGCACCCGTCCCAAGGTTGGCAATAAGACTGTCTTTCTGACGCGCCAACTCCTCTGCTATCTTCACAGCGGCTACTTCTGGCGCTTCTCCTGCAAATCTTTTCTCGATGCCCTTAACAACATCAGGAGCCAGTTCTCCTGCCTCTCTAAACAAGCGCCCAACGAGAGGTAGCTTCTGCGCGACAGGAGATCCAAGCATCTTCCCTAAGGGAAGGGCTTCCAGAGCAGCAGAACCTGCACCAGCCAAAGCAGACAGACCTGCCTCTTCCGCTTCGGAGATCTGCTTGCCTGCTTCTCTCGCTTGTGCAATCCGTTGAGACTGCTCCCCCGCTCCGCTTAATCCCGATACAGCAGAACCAATGCCAAGAGCAGCACGACCACCAAGCCCTGCAACCTTAGCAAATACGCCTGGGGTGAGGTAGGTAGCAAGATTACCGACAAGACGACCTCCAGCACCCCCCAGGCTTTGGCGCTGTTCTTCGTCAAGCAGTTCTTTGGATATGTCCTCCCCGAACTGAGAGATGCCTTGACCTGCCTGCTTTAAAGCGTCAATCGTAGTGAGAGCGCCAATGCCTGATACGGTACTGCCAACGCCTTGCGCGATGCCTTCAGGGATGCTGCCTAGAAAGGCACCAGCTTGGGAAAGAATACCGGGAGAAGGTTTTGCTTGTTGAGGTTTAGGACGTTCAGGGACAGCGGCAGTAGCAGCAGAAAGCCTATCGGCTTCTGCATTCGCATACCGAATCAGATCATCTCCCTGCAATTCAGAAGGAACTTCAACAAGGCCGAAGCCCTGAACATATACTTGCTTTACGGCCATGCTGTCACCTGATGAATATAATAATCTATTTCTTTGTGCTGGTTATTCTAGGGATTACAGGAATGTTTAATTGCTGAAGCACGGCTGGAATAGCAACACCTCGAAGCATTTGAATATCCTGCTCCAGTCTTAGATACTTCTTTCCTAAAGCATCTGCCTCTGGAGTCCCAGGACGAACCAGCTCCATTTGCTTCTGAGTTGCTTCTAATTCTTTCAAAATTAAGTTTTGCTGATCTTGCAATCCAGAAAGCCCAAGTTTAGTTTGCCCACCTTCTCCGGAAGACGCTCTGATTCTGGCTGTAGCTTCATTAGATGCAAGCGTGTCTAGATGCTGTTTATACCCAAGGGTTGTTTTTAATATATCCAGATTGGATTTATTCTTTTCAATTTGTGCGTCTATGATTCTCTTGTCTTGTTCCCTGAGTGCCTTGTTCCGTTCTTCTATAAGAGTTCGTTGATTCTGTTGAGCAATCTTGTAAGCCTCGAGCAGCTTGTTCTGGTCGAACTGGGCAAGCTGCATTGCAGCAGCGCCTCTGCGCTGCCTCTCTTCCTGCTTCATCTTATCGAGAGCTACCTGCGCCATCATCGCGGCATTCAATTCTTTCTGCTGCTCTCGTTTAGCCGTATCGTAGGTCTGCGATCCAACCCCGATAGCTTGCGCCAAGAGATTAGCCAGCCCTACTCGATTATCCCTGTTGGATGCCATAGCAGCACCCGCAGCAATCAGGGCATCCCCAATCCTGGGACGACGAGCCTGAGCCTGTTGCATCTGCTGGCGCACAAGGTTCTCAGCAGATCCGTAATTAGTTTCTCCTTGCAATTGGCTTAACTGAGAAAGGTAATCCTCGAAAGGCTTGGGCGCAAATTGACCCTTGATCTGGTTAGGGTCCATGCCCAGCATCGAAGTGTCTGCCATCCGAACAGGAGCGTTGGATAAATTCTGCAACTCTTGCATAGATCTAGCCGCTTCATTTTGATACTGCTGAATAAGAGAAGGAGTAGTCACCCTGCCTTGGTTTGCATACCTAGCAACGTGTCCTCCTCCTGCCATCGCAGCTACCTGAGGAGGCGCAGCCTGCATAATCCCCTGTGCCTGAGGAGGCTGCTGCTGTTGCTGAGGCTGCTGCTGTTGCGGTTGCTGCACTAGATTCTGCGTAACCTGCTGCATTACCGTAGGCTGCTGCTGCGCCTGTGCAGATTTAGCGTACTCAGCCCTCAACTGTTCTCTGCGCTTCATCTCTGCAAGCACCAGATAAGGAGGCACTACCACAGGATTCTGACCAGCCATCATTAGCTGCTGGTCAGAAAGGTTCTTTAAATCATCTGCTGCTTTTACGAGATTCATACGCTACCTACTTGTTCAAATAGTTGAGGAGAGAACCAGCACCTGCGCTAACCAGACCACTCAACCCACCAGCAGCAGGGCGCTGGAACTGAACGCCTTCTACCTGCATACCTGTCGGCATCTGATTCATGATACCCGTCAAGAAGTTCATCTGCTGATAGGGGAAGTTCTGCTGATTGATGAAGTCTTGATAGGCAAGATCCAAAGCCTGCTGGGTACGAGCATCAACCGCTCCTCCAGCCTGCTGCATCGCAGCAAGACGCTGGAGTTCAAGCTGTTGCGCCATGCCAGGAATACCCATCATTGTACCTCCCAGACCAGCAAGCCCAGCAGCACCAGCCTGAGCCTGCTGCATCGCTGCTAACCGATTCTGGAAGCCACGCTGACGAGCAGCTTCCTGCTCCGCAGAAGCCTGTTTAATTGCATCTAACTGCATCTGCCACGTTGCCAGATCTCCAGACTGAGAAGCCTTCGCAGCTTCCAATCCAGCTTGTGTTGCCAACTGCTGGGTAGCAAGAGCAGATTGCAGGTTGCCCTGTCCTGCTGTCAACCCTGCCTGTTGATTCGCTAGCTGGGCCTGTAGGGCCTGCTGTGCAGCAAGCTGCTGCGTTCCTAAGCGAGCAGCAAGGTTCTCTCGTCCTGCGGTAAGACCCGCCTGCTGATTCGCAAGAGCCGCTTGGAGGTTCTGAGCAGACTGACCCCGAAGGATGTCTGCCGTTGTACCGTACTGCGTAAGCCCTGCCTGCTGCCGTGCCTGTTGGTTAGCGAGAGCAGCCTGAAGACCAGCTTGAGTGCCAAGCTGTTGAGTAGCAAGCAAAGCACCCAGATTCTCTCTGCCTGTCGTAACACCAGCCTGTTGATTCGCAAGAGCGGCTTGCAAGCCAGACTGTACGTTAGCCTGCTGCGAAGCAAGAGAAGCAGCACGATCTCTCTCGAATTGCGCTTGAGCATTCTCAAATGCTTTCTGCCTACCTACTGCCTCGATGTCTCCAATCTGACGCTGGAGAGCCTCTTCTGCCATGCCTTCCTGGATAGCCTGACGGCTACCTCCGAAGGCACCAGCACGAACAGCAGCAGCACTACGACCAGCTTTCTGCATTGCCGCTTGACGAGTAGCCTCTCGCTTCTGTGCCTCCGTTACAGCATCCATGTACGGAGACATATACTGTTCAGCCTGAGGCCGACCGAAGGCATCTACCTTTGTACGTTCAGCAGCAACTCTTTCTGCTGGACTCATCTGGAACTTCTCTACCTGAGGAACACCCTCAACCTGTGCCGCATTAACTCCACCCAACCTGCCCAGGATGTCAATGTTCTCTCCAGATACACCTATGGGTTCAGCTATCTGATAATCTTTCAGCCCTGCGGCAGTTACCCCGGTGGGAGCTTGTAAGGTAGGTGCCATCAAAGGATCTATTTTGATTGGACCCTTGAATCCCATATCCTTAATCCCAGGCATCAGGCTCATCAGATAGCTTTGCTGTTCCGGCGAAGCCATTGTCTGCCCAAGGAAATCTCTACCAGCAGCAGCCGATTCCCCTGCGATGTCGGTAGCAAAGTTGATGCTCCTTACACCTTTACCAAAATCAGTCCCGGCGCTGATCTGTCCTTCGGGAGTAAAGATACTGGGGAGACCACCAGCTCCGCGCAAAGCATTCAGCGTCATGTCGCTTGCTTTGAAACCAACGCCAGGAGCATATTGCCCAAACTCAAGAGGATTCTGAGTTGTTCCGAACTGCATAATCCTCTGCTGTCCGTATACAGGAGGAGGATTAAAAATGTTTGGGATCCCAGAAGTATTAACATTCGGGTTTGCAGCAGCAAACAAATTCTGGAACCCACCCATAGAAGGCTGGGTAGCAGCACCAAACCCACTTATATTAGGACCAGAGAAAAAAGGTGAAGTAGCTGAAGAAGCGGTTCCGGCAGCAGGAACACTGGTGGTTTTATTAACAGTCCCCATGCTTGTAAAAACATCGGGATCTTTTTTGATACCAGAATCAAAGCCACCACCAAGTTGCTTTCTGATAGCACCACCCTTACGGTAGTTCCTTACCTTGCCATCATCTCCAATATCAAATTGAGCAAGGCTACCGCCACCCGCCATTCCAACAGGAGAAGTCTTAGCGCCAGCAGCATAGGCGCGGTTGTTCTGCTCGATCATCCGATCAATCTCAGCAGTGTTCCCCCCGGAACGAGCAACCTCGTCTCTCATCATCTGAAGAGACATAGTCATCTCGCTAGGAGTTTGCCCAGCACGAAGACGCTGCTGTACCAGCCCTGCATTAAACGCATCAGAACCGCCCAGGTTGATTAGATTCTGAGAGGGAGGGGCATTGGGTCCACCGACATTCGTCGCAGCCGTAGTGCCGCCCAGAAGCTTTGCAATGCCCTGCGCTTGAGCATCGGTAGCATACTGTGCAGGGTTATACCCCGCTGGAGCCTGTGTTGTTCCAGCAAGCCCAGGCGAATAGATCGGCACAACAGCTTGCGTAGATCCTGTAAGGCCAGAAATCCCTGAAGGAGAATAACTAGAGGCTCCTGGGGCAGAAGGAGAACTCGCACTAGGAGGACGATAAGAAGAAGTCCCGGTAGAAGGAGGACGAGTAGAAGGAGAAGATGGAGGAGAAAATCTCTCTGGAGCAGGTGGAGCAGTAACCCCAGTGCCGATAGGAGGAGTCGGCGCAGGAGTTATATCCGGCGGTTGGTTAAACCGATCTAACGCAGTACCGAAACTGGAACCAGTCGTGTAAAGAGAAGTCTGGGCAGGGCCAATCAAGTCCCCAAAAGGATTCTTTCGTGCGGGTGCGGTAACAGCACCAGTCAATGCATCAGGCTTGGACTTATCTTGAGAATCGTAAAGACTCTCTGTCAGCCCAACAGGAACATTCTTCCTGATCTTTTCATACTTTTCCAAGAGCTGTTCAAACTCGTCATCAGGAGAACCTCCACCTGCCATCCTTGTGGATGTTATAAACTGATACGCCTCAGGGATATAGGTACGAGTCTTCGGATCGTAGACCATCCCTAAGAGATTAGGCAAGCGAGAGCGAGAAGACTGAAGAGCAGCGGCAATCCCCTGCTGATCTGGAGATTCTCCGGTGCGAGTGTTGTCTGGAGGGGTGCCGCCACCACCGCTTGGTGGTTGATCGGTGGCAGCGGCGGTAGGAGGAGGTTGTCCAGGCAATTGAGAGAACTGCCCTTTAGGAAACTGTTGGCGCAGGTAAGGTTCATTAAAAACAGAAAGAAACGCTGCGTTCATGAGAGCAGCACGGTAATCCCTTAGATACTCAGGAATATCCCGATTTTCTACGTTAGTCTGAAGTGGATCTGCCATATCTGCTCCTATGCAGGAAGTACCCTGCTGTCCTTTACCTTTCCAGGTTGTTTCGTTGTTCCGGTACGATCCTTCCGCACTCGATCCATCATCGCGTACAGTTTCCTTGCACCAGCTTCGCTGCTTCCATCTCCTAACCCGGAGACAACATCAGCAGGAATAATAAATTCATCGTTCGACAGGAGAACCTTCTGCCCCCCTCGTGCCATACGAGCGGTAGCCATGTCGTCCATGCCGTTGCCCGGACCCTTTATCATGCCCTCAGGAGGGGTGTATTCCTCTTCTTCTGGAACTTCCTCTTCTTCCCCAGACATCCGCTTGTAGAGATCCTGTAGGGCGTCCTTGCCGTAGTAAGCAATATAGGTATTCAATGCGCCTTCAGGGTCTGCGCCCTCTCCTCGAATCGCATCCATCGCATCGCGGATAATCTTCTGCGCCTTCTCTTCTTCAGGCTCCAGCTTGCCACCTTGCGCGGAACGGATTGCATCCTCTTCTTCGTCGGGAGGATTTAATGACGGAGTCCCCATGCCTAGAGTTGAAACAATCCCTTGAGGCTGAGGGCCTTGCTGTACAGGCTGTTGCTGTTGAGGCTGTCCGTAAATAGGAACAACAGAAGGACCAGAGATAGCAAATCGCTGACGAGCATAGTCTGGTGCGAAGAGATTCTGTTTGTAGTTGGCTACATCGCTCATAATTTGCTGCCCTTTGTTTTTAGGATCAGGCATTAAAGCACCGACTCCTTGACTAGCAGCACTACTAACGAGAGCAGGGACAGCTACAGAACCAAGAAACTTGCTAAGGCCGGAAGCAGTAGCAGCTTTACCCGCACCAGCAGCAGCAGCTTTAGTGGCAAGGGCAGCAGAACCTTTTATCCCAAGAGAGCTTCCAACTTTTGCAGCAAGTCCAGCCAGCTTTGCACTAAGCCCTGATCCAGCGCCGCCAGTGCCTACAGCAATACCAACCGCAGCAGCGCCCAGCCCTATCGCGCCCAACAACTTCTTTAGCGAGAACGCCTCGTACATCCCCGTCTCCGGGTTAAGGGTGATCTTTACATCCGGGTCCAACTGTCGAAGGATCGCTTCGATCCCAGCTAATTCGCTAGGGTGAATATGCAAAAGGGTGGAATCTCCACCCCTGCCTTCCGAAGCAACCTGCTTTGCAAGAGACGCAATACCTTTGCTCATGTCGTTACTGTCACCGTACCCAGTTTAATCTTTATCTTGTTCGTTGGTGCGAACACTTGTCCTTGCACGACAATCCTTAATACGCCATCTCCATCTGCCCACACCATGCCATCTCTAAGCCCATATCCACTTCGTGGGCATTGCAGGAGCATGATGGATGCTCCAACCATTTCTCCAGGAACCCGTTGATTGTATATGTGGATTCCAAGGTTCTTAACAAGAGAGTCGAAGTATGTCTGATCGTATTCTGATGGAGGCTTGGGGAGCGTCTGTATTGGAGTGTTGCGGTTCATTTCATGCCGTCCGGTTGAATCTGAAGACGGTTAGACCCAAGTCTCCACTTGTACACAGGATCTCCACCCGTGAAAGACTCTGCCTTCAATACAATCTGTCGCGCCCGAATACGCAAATTCTTCTGCGTAGAAGTTGGGATCTCTCCCTGCACAAGCACAGTGTTTGTCTGATACCCTGATTGGCTCATCGGATAATTGACACCGTACACCTGCACATTCACCTTCTTCGTAATTCCAGCAGCACTCACCCTTGGATCGGTAACAAACTGGACGTCAGGGATAATCCTGCTGATGAAGGAGAACTGCTCCCCATCTTCGATGTCGATAGGGCCAGAGGTAACGTGAGCAACAATGTTAGATCCATCAGCAGTATATCCGTACTCGTGCTGGTAGAGGCTAGTCGTAGTATTCTTCTCTGTTAAATCTCCATTCGGCATAGCGCCAATAGGAAATCCATCCGTAGCCAGATCCAACCATGCAGTACGATCCATCGTTCCTATCGTCCACAGGTTCTCAACGTAGTTATAGCAAACGTATCGACTATTCTCTCCAGTTCCATCTGTAACACTGGGATACCACCAGTAGATCTCATTGAACTGAGCGTTTACTCCAGCAGCTACCTTCTGCTTCTGCGACCATTCCAAGTCTGAGAACACATAGCTCAACACAGGACACTGCATCTTAACAACACTTCCGCTGTACATATAGAAGTTGTTGTTGTCCATCCAGTACACTGTGCCTCTGGCGTCTACGCCAGCCTTAGGCCCGATAATCGAGACAGACTCGCCAATCCGGGTGAAGCTAAAGGTGTAGGGCGGTCCCGTATATGCCATCGCAAACAGCGCCTTGTCCGTAAAGACAAGGATCTGCTGTTGGGTAGGAATAGCAGAAACGATCTCAGAACCGTTGGAGATGGTGAAACCTCCAGCAGTGTTGTCCGTCCTGGGTTCCCAGTCCAGATAATCTTCCTGGGAAGACCAACGAACCAGCAAAAGGTTCTGGCTTGAAGATCCTATCTCGTTGCATCCGAAGGCAATCAAATGCCTGTCAACGTCAGAGACAAGTACCTGAGACGCTACCGTAGGCGCATCGTTAGCGCCAGCAATAGAGGATAAAGACACCGCTCTCGTATTAAGAGGGTCAACCCCACTAGCAGTCCAGTAGTAGATGTCTCCATACCTGGGGTTGATGACCAAGTCCTGACCGTAGTTAGAGTTCGACCAAAACCTAAGATTATCTGTAGGACTGATTGGCGCAAATGCGCTACCCCAAGGGCCACGACCCCAAGGGCCTGATCCCCATCCGGTAGCATAGACTTGAGTGTTCAAGCCAACATTGATCTGGAAAGCAGCACTGACGCTAGCACCACCTCCAGAAGTAGAGGGAGTAATCGTAGCGCCAGCAGGGAAAACAACGTAGAAATTGGTGGCGTCAATAATCTCAGTTATCTGTACTTCTACATTCAACTGATCTGCCGTAAAGCCATCAAATCCAGTAGCGCCAGAGAAGGTTACCCAATCGCATTCGATTGCATCGTGACCCGTAGGAGTTGTCACCTTCATCTTCCCGGTGCCTACTTCCTGCGTCTGGAAAGGATTGCTTCCTAAAGCAATCGTTGCTCTAATCGGGGTGATGTCGTTAATGTATTGACCAGCTTCGATGTAATACTTCTGGTTTGTTCCTAAACCAATAAACCTCTCTAGCGAGAGAGAGGTCCATTGAATCATCGACCTGCAAGTACCGTAGATGGTTTCAGCATCTGCATATGCCTGCCATCCACCAATCACCTCCGGGAAACCCAGCCTAAACCTAATCTTGTCTGAGTCGTACCAAGACCCTTCAGAAGAGTATTCGGTAACGTCCTTGACGATCCCAGGTTTAGGTTGGATTTTTACCAGAGGCATACATTAGGCAACTACAGGTTCAAGCTCTTCTTTCTTTCGGCTTTGCTTCAGTTCCTCAGAGAAGAACTTCAGCGCCACATTCAACTGATCGGCGCTAAACTGAACTTGCGTCAGCTTTGCCTGAAGGTCAGAAATCTGAGACACCAAGTACTTCTGACGATCATTTAGCTCACTCATGAATACTCGTTCGTTGTCAATGTAGATGAATTGATCTGGATTCATACTCTACATTCTACTACTACAGCTTGGCTACTGCCTTCATCTGCTGATACGCTACTTCCACGGCGCGACCAATAATTTCCTTCGGCACCTGAGGAAGACGCCGTTGCGCCTGCTGGATAGCAATGTCCTTTATCACTTCTCCCTTGCTCTTGGATCCGTCCAACATCGCTTGCACTCCCCACTGCTTTGCAAGAACGATGATCTCATCGTCAAACTTGTTTGGGGTATACACCGCAGCAATTTCGACAATCGGATAGACGACAGACACATAATCCAAGAACTTGGTAGCAGCACTACGAGAGAACAGCTTCTTCGCAAAAGACTTGAAGGACATAAGACTCCTAAGAAAGATTCTTTAGCTTGTAAAGGGTAGAAGCAAGAAGAGACAGAATGCTGTCTACGGTATTCTGCAAGTGGCTTTCGCTACCGATTTGGCTACGATTGTTTGTGACGTAACGATACAGTTCCTCTACGAAATCAACAGCGTTCTTCGGAGGAGTAAACTTCTCAGCCGGGAAGGAGTCAATCACTCCATGCACTCCCATGCACTCTTCCGCTAGAGAATCCGTCAATTCTCCAAGCTCTTCGTAAAGGTTTCCCAATGCCTTGTGCGCTGCAAAGCTCCCAGGGCCTTTAGCCTGGAGATGCAACATATGCGCTGCCGTCACGCCGTGCAGCAGCTTAGAGATCAAATCAGATTGAGGCTTTGCCATAGTTTATTTCCAAGGTGGAGGTAAAGGAATGGTCGGCGGATTCTTCTGCCGCTCAATGTCAGCAGCCAAACTTGCGTCATACTGATCGACAACAGGCTGGGTTAAAGAAGCAACTACCCATCCCTGTACCTGCGCTTTCGTCAGGTCTGCGAATGCAGTGTAAT